GACCCGGTGTTACAGCAAAAGATACTGCACTAGGTCCTCTTACCACAACAACTCCAGAACCTCCTGCTCCCGCTGGGTTATTATTACCTCTACCATCACCACCATTTCCTGTATTATCTGATCCTGCAGCACCACAAGTTCCTCCAGCACCACCTGTTGAATAAGTTACATCAGACCCTGTAATTAAATTTGGTGCTCCTGCACCTCCAGGGTTTGGCTCTGCTCCACCATTACCAGCAGCTGTTGCTCCACCTCCGCCACCAGCTCCTTGTGGATCTGTAGCTGTAGCTCCATCATTACCTTGTGGCGGAGTTGTTGGTGGCGTATTACCTGATCCACCAGGACTTGCAGCAGTACCTCCACCACCTGATCCTCCATCAGCTCCACCATGACTTCCGCCATGAGTACCACCTCTACCACCACCAGTTGATTCAATTTTTAAAGGTGCTGCTCCACAAGCATTAAATATTGAATTTGTTCCATTTGTACCATTACCACCAGGAAAAGGTGCTCCACTTCCACCTGCTCCAACTGTAACCACATAACTTGATCCTTGTGTTACGTTAGTGAAAGATAACGCTGAACCTTGTAGTGGACTTGGGCCAAAACCAGAGGCTCTATAACCACCGGCACCACCTCCACCACCATCTTGAGCTCCTGAAGCAGAATATCTTGTACCACCACCGCCACCACCAGCGACTACTAAATAATCTAAACTATAAGTTTGTACATTAAATCCTTGCCATTCACCTGATTTTCTTAAATCAAAAACTGTATTTAAATCCCAAACACCTGATGCTTTTTTAGGTATTAAAGGTTCTTTTATAATTACGACACCAGATCCACCGGCTCCTCCGCAACCTGCAGCAGGACCGTTAGCTGATGCAGCTCCACCACCACCTCCTCCAGTGTTTGCTGTTCCTGCTTCTCCATTATTACCTGGATTACCTGGTGAGGCTCCTGCATTTCCACCACCACCTACTGGATTAGCATCTCCACCTTTTCCTGTGGGAGTAGCTGGATTATAATATCCTCCACCTCCACCACCTCCAACTCCTGTGATAGGAGATCCTGGAAATAAAGGTGCAATATTTTTTCCTGCTCCACCCGGACCAGCTGTTCCTGGTGCGCTTCCGCCATCACTTCCAACTCCACAAATTCCACCGCCACCACCTGCATATCCATTTGGTGTACTACCAACTGCTCCACCATTATTACCTTGAGAAGGAGTAAATGGAGGAGTATTACCTGCGCCTCCAGATGTACAAACTGGAAAAGATGAACCACCACCTGAACCACCTGCAGCTCCTTGCATAGAAGATATACCACCCGGTGTTGTAGTAGGTCTACCACCTCCACCGCCACCACCACCTGTTGAAGTGTATGTTGTACATCCTACGACTATACTTGAATCATTTCCACTACCACCTTGACCTCCGTTAACTCCAGGATAACTATTAGGTACTCCTCCACCACCTATAACAACTGCTCCTAAAGCAGAGCCTCCTGTTACTGCAACAGAACAAAATTGTCTAACGCCACCAGCTCCACCGCCACCGCCTCCGATGTTTCCTGCTGTAACAGTACCGCCAGATCCTCCACCTGCTACGACTAAAAAATCAATAGCTGATGTTCCTGGTTGAAGAGTTACTGCCGAAGGTGTACTTGATGTTACTGTGGTAACGGTTTCAGGTACTAGAGCACTTACAGTGTTAGGTGGTCCAATTATGCCTCCATTAGCCATATTAATTTAACCTCCTAGTCTGATATTATCTCATATGAAATCAAACATTCAAGATCACTATTTGCAGAAGCAGTTCCTTTTATAATTTCTGTTTCTTCTAAATAAAAAGAACTATTTTTATCAACAACTGCAAGAGTTGCATCAGCAGGTACAGAAATTGTACTTGCAATAGCTCTATCATTAGAACCATCATTATATTTAATGGTTACATCTGCGGCATTAGTGCCGTCAATATTTGAAACTAAAATAGAATTTATTTTAAAAACAGTATTCGCTGTTGCTGTAACTAAATTTGTCTCTGTAGTAGTTAAAGCAAATACATCTGTTTTTCCATTTATCGTTGCAACATTGACTATATTTGGGTTTGCCATATTATCCTCCTATCCAAAAACAATTGCCATTGCAATAGCCTTACCTGTTGATATACCTGCAGTGGAAAAAGATAATTGTCCACTAGCATCCGTTATTAAAGCTTGACCACTTGTTCCATCTGAAGATGGTAGTTTAAAATAAGTAGATGAACCAGTATTACCTATTCCGTCTACATTAATATTTCCTAAGTCAGCCATTACATCAAACATTTTTGTACCAGTAGTATAAACTAAAGTTTTAGCACCTTGTTTAAGTGCAACACCGTTTGCAGCATGACCCGCATTAGAAAAAGTTAAAGTTTGTGTACCGCTTGTATTATTAAAAACTGTATATTTTGTTTCTACAGCATCTGTAAAAACATGTATATTTCCAGTTAATGCTCCAGTAAATTCTAAAACTGCATTATGTACTTGGTCATCAGTACCAGCATTATCAGTATTACCAGTAGAATTATTTGAAACTAACGTAACATTAGCACTACCCGCAACGTTGACAGCTTGATATCCTTTTATTGAAGCATCTAATCTGTTAAAAACAAAATTTGTTAAATTACCCCAATTACCAGAGTTTTCACCAGAAGCTTGTCTTTCTAATTTTAATCTCGATGTAAAAGTTGACGTCATGGTTTTTTATACCTTATTTATTAATTTATGTAAATAATAATATATTGTATTCATTTGTACACTAAATATCAGTCCATGTAAAAGAATTATTTGATGTAATCGGATCCCAAAATCTTAACTCAAATGGTGTTACATTGGCTTGTAAACCATCTATTTGTAAGAAATTTTGAGAGTTCGGTATTATCGAAGCAACATTAGCTGTTACCTCTATACCTGAAATATCTAAAGTTTGACCTATTATAAAAGATGTACTACTTACATTTGCATTAGCATTTATACCTGTAATAGGTATTATGTTTTGTGATGTAGTAGTAACACTACCAACATTAGAATTTATTCCTTGACCAGTAATATTAAAGAAATTTGCTGTACCAGTAACAACATTTCCTAAACTTGTTGTTAAGTCAAAACCTGGTGTTACAATTGTAACTGCTCCGCCTGCAGCAATAGAAAAAGTACCAATAAAAGTATTTGCTTGTTGACCAGTTATGGTTATTGGAGCATTACCAGTAACAGTAACACTGCTTACATTTGCATTAGCATTTATTCCGGTTATTGTAGTATTTGCAGATGCTTGCGCAATTGAAAAATTAAGAGCTGTACTAACTTGTTGACCTGTACTTGCAAATATAGCTCCATTACCTGTAAGAACTAAACCAATCGGAGAATTCCATGCACCTTCGTTCCATGCTTCTCTACCCCAACCTTGACCAAAATTTACTGATGGTAAAATTTGTTGTCCAGTTATTGCAGCGGCAGCATCAGGTGATGAATTCCACGCACCTACATTCCAACCAAGTCTTCCCCAACCTACACTTGCAGTCATAAGGATTTCCTCCTTATGCTATTCTGATTAAACCAGCAGTAGAGTTTGCAGTAGGAAACTGTAATTCAAATGTACCGTTAGTAGAAGTTTTAACTCCTCCAAAATCTAAAACTGCAATAGCAGAATTAGAATTGTTTGCATTATACAATAGTGCAGCTTGAGCAGATATAGTTGCATTTGAAAATGAAACATTATCAGCATCAAAAATTGCAGTTGTTCCATCAGTCGAAATTGCAACATTCGTTAAAGTTGCTCCGCCGGCTGTGTAATTTGTACCACTAGATGAAACTTCATTAGATGTTGTGTACGCAGGTGTATTTGCAGCTAATGTTGCAGTGTTATCGTATAAAGCACACTTTAGTGTTTGAGCAGCTAGATTTCCACCAGGATTCATTAAATCTTCTTTGAATACTGTGCAAATTGCTTGTGTTATTGCCATTTTATTGTCCTCCAGTTAAAGTGTTTTCGCCTAGCGGACTTCCAGGAAACTTGTAGTCTGTTCTTCTTCTTCTACGAGCTTCATTATTTATGGCAGTCACACTTTCGACATACTTTTGTTTATATATATTATAGTCTTCCATGTTCTTTGTAAAGAGATTTGCTTCAGAAAGAGAACCATATAATAAAGCATCAGAAGCATTTTCAGTATACCAATTAGTAGTATTAGTATTGGATAATGGATTAATTTTACCTTGATAACCTATTTTAATATCATAATTTTGATCTGGTGTAGGAGCTACATAAATTCTATTATCATCAAAATTAGTAAAGTATTTAGGTTCTCCTTGTAAAGAATTATTTGGCCAATATTCTTTTATAAATTCTAATGTTTTCATTTCTAAATATTTAGCATTAGAGCTTACTATAATCTCTACATAATTAAATAACATTGGTTCTACAGCAGTAGGAAGATTTACAAATCTATCTCCTTGAACCATAGTTGAATTTACATTTTCATTAAAACCAACAGGGTCTATATCTCTTGATAATTT